GTAGATATTTCTGATAATGAACCTACTGCTATTGAATTAAAATTTGTACCATCTGCAATTAATAAATTACCTGCAGTGTTTGTTGCCATAACAATATCATCACCAGTTACAGTAAGATCACCTCCTACAACTACATCACCATTAAATGTAGCCTTACCTGCAAGAGCCATATCAATATCTAATGCTGTTATAGCTGATGAATCATCTGTTCCTTTAATTTTAAAATTTTTATCTGCAACACTTACAGTTAACTCTACATCAGATGAATTATTTGCTATATCTAAAATAGAAGTGCCAGCATCTTTTATAGTAACGTTTGCACCATCTGCATCAAGAATAATATCTCCTGATGAATCTAAAGTAATATCTGTGCCATCGTTTGTAATTGTATCGAGAGATATTGATCCAATATTTGTAATATTAGCATCACTAAAATCAAGGCTCCCTGTAACGTCAAAGTCTCCACCAACAGATAAATTTCCAGCGACTGTTGCATTAGCACCACTAAAAGTTACAGCAGTAGTCGTACCTGATTTAATTATTAAATTACCAGATGTGTTTGTTAAACTACCATAAGTTGTGCCAGCATCTTTTAAAAAAATATCTGCACCGTCAGCATCTAAAACTATATCAGCAGGTGAATCTAATGTAATATCACCAGTCGATGTTGCAATTGTAACTGCAGCATCACCAGTTGAAATATCATCTGCAGCAACAGAAGTTGAAAACCCTGTATCAACAATATTAGTTCCATCTGAAAATAATAATCGAGTTCCTTTATCAGTTGTGCCAAAAGTTATACCTGTTCCTGATGCAGTTTTAAATTGAACTGTATAGGCTCCTGAAGTTCCGTTAACAACTATGTAAACTTTTTCAATTGAATCTGGCACAGTTACAATAGAGTTACCAGATATTGTTCCTGTTAATTTTATGACAGCATGTCTTGCAACTGATGTAGATTCTGTTGTGCTACCATCTGTAATTGTTAAAGCTGTAGTTCCACCACTAGTTACTGCTTGTTCTACATAACCAGCAACTGCTTTTTCTACTATTTGTAAATTGGTATTAGTTTTTGTTCCCCATGTACCGGCGTTTTCGCCAGTTGCCATTAGTTCTATACCGAGATCTGAAAATGTTGATGCCATAATTTAATCCTTAAGGTGTTGGTGAATTGACTGGGATTCTGACTGTTCCATCTGTATAGTCATCTCTTCGTCTTCTACCTATTTGTTCTCCTCCAAATCTTTGCACTTCTTGTTGATATTTTTGTTCATATAATTGCAGCATATCAGCTGGACCTTTTAAAAACCCGTAAGTTTCTGCTAGACAACAATATAGCAGACCATTTGGAAAATTCATACTAATATAATTAGTGCCATTACCCTCTAGTAATGCTGGTGCTGCATTGTAATGTATTTTATAAGCAAAGGTGCTACCTGGTGTTGGTGATACAATTATAGATCCAGAATTTGATGAACTTTCTCCAGTTGCTCCTGTATCTAACATTGCGTAATATTTTGGTGTTCCAGTAGATGTAGTTGCTGAAATATATTCTTCTAAAAATGTAAGATCTCTTTTTTCTAGGTAGGTATTAGCACCAGTAAAAGTAGATCCAGTTGCCGTATAAACTTGAACTGCTCTAATAAATACAGCTCCTGCCGGCACTGTTACAGTGCCTGTTCCAGATGTAAAATTACCTGTAGATGTTTTTCTGTCAGCATCAATAGGTACATCTCTAAAAATTCTATATTGTGCATTTAATATTATATTTTCTAATACACTATCTGATAAAACAGTTGAGTCTACTTCTGTGTAACTTCTTATTTGTGTTT